CTTTAATAGAATGGCTTCCCTATCTCCTGAGAGAAGGGCGTCTAGCATCTCTTTCTCTGGCTCTACATCCCCAAGCTTTACTGTTGCTCTATCAAGGATTAGAAGAAGTGCCTTGCCGATATCATTCAGCTTAGTTACGGCTTCTTCATCTGAGCCGATCAATTCCCTTACCTGAGCTGTAGTGATATGCCCATGAATTGGATCGTGTAGTCCACCAGGAAGCTCTACGGTTGGATCCGGAGGCAGCTGTACTTTAGGTGTAGTAACAACTGCCTCCGTATCGGACATTGCTTTTTCAGCTAGCTTGTTAGCTAGGCTAGGATCACTTGTAGCATTTATAAATGTATCTGTAGTCATGTTGTTTTCCTTATGTGATTGATTACCCTTAGTTTAGCATACTATGCGATGATAGGACCTTTACCGCCACCACCTGAAACAGTAGAGCTAGTTGCTCCACTTGAGGTGAACTTTGGTGCTCCCAAGCTAGCGGCCAAGCCGGTAGCATAGCTTACATCAAAGCCTTCATGAACGATAGTCATGTCTTCTACCATCAATGTGTTTCCACCCGCATCTAGATTGCTGTAGGCAAGGGAGGTGATCCAAGCGTTATAGACGCGGAATCGTAGAGCAGTGTGTTGATCTACTCCGTTTGCTACTGTAGTAGATGAGTCAGACCCAGTAGCAGCAAGTGGGTTTGGATGCGATAGCACTTGGATATCGATTGTGCAACGGAAGTCGATACCGTACCCGGCTACAGCTGTAGGGGTCATCACCGAGAACAACCTCTTCATCCATAGAGCATTTCCATCATTGCCCATAAGTACTCCCTTTGAAAGAGTAAGTGGGGTGAAAGAAGATTGTCCGGGAATCTGATGCACGTTGGTGTTGTATCCGCCTTCACGGTATGCGATAGACTCTGTTGATACTGATAGACCTGTAAGTGAAACGAATCCCATGGTTCCAAATCCACCAGATAATGCACCCCAGTTTGTGAGGTCATTAGGTGTAAATGTAACTAAGAACTTAAAATTACGGACTGGATCCGACATTAAAGTACTTAGAGGGTTTTGATATCCACCCGGTGTAGGTGTTGTTGATGTTGTCATTTTTATCTATCTCCTTACGCTGAAGCGTTTCCTGTAAGTTGTCCAATAGTAATGACAACGAACTCTGCTGGGTATTGTAGAGCAACTCCGATTTGGATATTGACTCGTCCGTTTTGAATATCGGAGAAGCTAGTAGTTGTGGAGTCGCACTTTACGTAGAACGCCTGATCTGGTGTAGTGCCGCGTAGGTTTCCGCCTTGCCAATAGTTGCGCAAGAAGTTACCGCAGGCAAGCTCCAACCTATTCCAGAGAACAGAATCGTTGTTCTCAAAGAGTGCAAAAGAGGTCAGGTTATTCAACGCGTTCTCAATGTAGATAAGAGAACGGCGGATATTAATGTAGCGGTTGTTTGGTGTGTTATCTAGAGTACGTCCACCCATGATCACAATACCTGCTCCAGGTACCTGACGAATCGGGTTAACTACAGAGTAGCTTGAGTTGCTAGGCGGGTTATTCATCTGATCAAGCTCAGCATTTGTAAACAAGTGCTCTGTAGATACTGCTAGAGCTAGTCGGTTGCTCAAACCAGCTGGGGTCTTTGCAGCGCCGCGTACAGCATCTGTGTTTAGATATTGACCTGCAACACCTGCGCCTGGAGCCTGAAGACGTAGTGCTCCTACTGCCTTAGTTCCATCTGGGATGTTGTACCATGGCCAGTAAGCAGCTGCAATATTTCCTGTAGTGCTAGCACCAAACACTGATTGAATTGTGTTTACTTGTTGTTGGGCTGCAGAGGCTGTACCTTCACCTGCTGGCGTATCAATAATTGCAAAGCAATCTGTACGGCTTGCCGCATAGATTACTGCGTCTCCGTGTACCTGAGATGACAGTGATGCTCCTAGGTATGCTGCATCTGCCGCATAGATAACTAGAGGCTGAACAATGCTATCAAAGCTAGACCAGACAGCATAGTCTGAACGAGCAAACGATGAGATTCCCAAGAAGTTTGTGCCATCGCTATAGCCGCTGAGTGCTGTTGGAGAGGTGGCAGCAATTGCTGGGAAGTACGCTGCAGTCTGTGTTGTAGCGTTAACAGTATTGTTAGAGGATAGTGCTGCAGTTACAAGAGAAGAGTAGGCATTGATAACCGCGACAACATAGTTCCTGTCTGAGGTGGTCATGCTTAGGTCTCTGTAGCTTTCTGCCAAAGAGGTAGAAGATACTCCGTTTTGTACTACAGTGGTGTAGATGTTCAAGTTAAAACGTGTGCTTACTCCGCCAGGCAATACCTGAGCTGAGATGTTTGACGACCATGAACCTACGCTGTTAGCAGTAAGAGTAAAGACGTTGTTAGAAGCGATTGTAACTGTTGCAGTTCCAGAAGCACCTGATACAGAACGATCTGCTGTTGATGCTGTGCTTGCTACAGTGAACTGAGTTCCGTTAGCAGTAGCAATTGTTCCGCTCAAGTTAAATGCTGAGCCATAGAGTGCTGTAGCACTTGTGACTACTGCAGTACCTGCAACGGTTGAGCCTGGAGATACTACAAAGCTGGTGTTTGCAGTTACTGTGGTGATTGTGAATGTTCCGTTAAAGGAACCAGTAGTTGCGCCTGTAATACCGGCAATGGTAATTACAGTTCCTGTTGACAATCCAGTAGTGCTTGCAGTTGTAAATGTGATTGTTGTTCCAGATCCTGTACCGCTAGCTGTAGCACCGGTAAGGGTTACTGATCCTTGAAGACCTGTAACTACTACTGGGGTTCCAGCAGTAAAGGTGTTAGCCGCTGTATAGGTAAACGTGTAGTTTCCTGAAGTACCTGAAGCAGAAGCTGCAGTTACAGTAGCTGTAGTTGTGCTTCCAGTACCGTCTGTAAATGTAACAGCACCTGCTGTAGCAGTAGATGAGGCTACACGACGTACGTAAAGCTGGCGGCCACCATTAGCAAAAAAGTTATAGGCAGCCCAAGTTGTTGGGTAAGAGTCACTTAGATTTCCAAAGTTCTTTACGAAATCAGTCCAGTTGGTTACTAGAGTAGGTGTTGTTGGTCCCTTAACAAGGGCTCCAACGAACGCACCTGCTGCGTTAGTAATGTTTGCTTGTCCAACTGCCTGAGGTAAAGGCATCTCTTGGATATAGACTCCGGGACGGCTGAATGTTGCCATTCGGGTTTACTCCTTAGGGTTAGTTTGTTTTCTTTGGGTGGCCAGATTATGCAGGGAATGTTGGCGAGGTGAATACTTCTGTTTGGTAGTTGTATGTTATGTTTGGTGCTTGTGTTACAGGTGTTAACTGGACGATCTGATCTGGGAACAGTTCAGAGCTAATCCTGATGTTGTAGACATTATTGAACAGGCGCTTATCCGATTCAGTACTGTCTCTTTTTGAGAACCCTAAGACATCCAGACGGCGCAAGGTTGCGTCCTCTGTAATAAAGAGTTGCCCAAATCTTAATGGTAGCCTGCCAGGGCTAAATAGTGCTGCAATAAGTTGGCGGTCATGCCTAGGTTGACGGGACCAGGTAGAGATCTGATAGAACAAGTCTACAGGGATTGGGAAGTCGGTTAGGCTTCCTACGTCTAAGGTAGATCCCTCAACAGGGTAGGTAGTGGGGACATATCCACGGTGTGCCCTAGTAGTATCCTCTTGGATACCTACAAGGTCTAAAGTAATATATGGATAGGACTGTTGCCTAATCTGAGGATCAGGTTGTCCATAGAATACGCCTACCGGACGTGCAGAGTTTCCACCATCAGATACTGTAATTCCTGTAAGCAACTTCTTAAGTGCTTCTTCTTCATTTATAACAAAAGGCATTATTAAGCCCCCATTCTAAAATGGAAGTTGCGTATTGCTGGGGAAGGTTGTGAGGTCTGAGTTCCATACTCAAGAGTTAGTACCTGATCTTCGATACTCTTAGGGTAGGTAACTTGATGGCCACTAGCTCCATATGTAACAGACAGCTGGCTAACTATATTTTCTGGCCAGTTATACATAGAAACATGGCTGCGCAAAGTCTGTGTGTAGATGTCTTCAGCTTTACGCTCTGTATCTGCCACTGCTGCGTTTAAATATGATTTAATACTTACCTTAGCCATTTTTACGGAGCTTCTTAGAAAGTAGGTATCCAGCTACAAAACCAATTGCGGCTTTTTTAGCTCCCGCATTGTTTTTGTCCAGCCCAACTACTCCCTTGATAAACTCCTGTTTATCGGCATCAGTTTCATACCGGTTTAGCTTATTAGCTAGGTTGATCATATTTCCTCCATAGGAAGGCGCAAGGTACAGCAGCAGGGTTCCAGATTGCTCTGGCGTCAAGGTCAATCATAAAGTAAAGCCCCCATCTCTGGGGGCTTAACTCTTACTTCTTTTTAGGTTTCTTTGCTGGGGCTTTCTTCTTGCCCTTGCCTTTGATTTCCTTAGCTAGCTTAGAGTCGTTCTTTTCGTCCTTAGACTCAAACTCCTCCTTCTGAGCTTTGTTCATGCCCTTTTCAAACTTACTATCTTTATGAGCCATTTACTTTCCCTTCTTAGTGGTCGACTTCTTCTTGCAGGCGACCTTGCAATTAGGCTTTGAGCATCCGCATCCGCATGACTTACACATTATTCACCTCCGCCTTTACGGTTATGGAATGAGGTCTTTTTAACCGCACTACCTAGTTTTACAGCTCCGGCCAAACTATTAGCATAGTATGTTTTGCCTCCAGGGTTTCCCGATTCAGCAGCTTTAGGCTTGGTAGCTACCTTATTAGCCTGATCTCTTTTCTTCTTCTCTACCGCCTTTGGGCGTAGCTTACTCTTAGGCATTAGCCCTTTACCTTCTTTAGTCTTGGATTCTTTTTCTTCGCCGTAGAAGAGGCCTTACGAGACGAGGCTGCAAGGATAGCATCTGCTCGTTCTTGCGATACGCCTTCCTTTTTAGCAATGCTTTCAGACGCCTTTTTAAATCCTGGGTGCTTTTCACTTTTTGCCATTTTTCTTTACCCTCTCTGGGAGTTTCTTTCCTTTAGGTGTTTTAGCTTCAAACTCTGCGGCCAGCTTAGGGTTCTTAGAATAAAGAGCCTTACGCTGAGCTTTAGATACAAAAGGCATTATGCGCCAGCCATAATTACCCAGTTAGTACCATCTGAGTGTAGCATAGCCCATGACCCAGCAGTTCCAGATAGGATAGCTGTGCCGGCTGTTGCTGAGGTACGAGGCACTACGTTAGAGCTGGCACTCACAACTGTTCCGGTACTGATGTTCTTAAACATGAATACTTTACCGTTGTTAGCTGAAGCTGATGGCAAGGTCACAGTGATGGTAGAAGTACTATTAAAAATAAGAGAATAGTCGTTTACTGATACTGTGTAGGTAGAAGCTGTCTTAGTTGCCGGAGCAACCAGAATAGAAGAGCTTGTGCCGTTAGATAGGGAGATGCTCATCCTGCCTGCACCGCCAAGATGTTAACCACAGGGGTTCCAGAAGCAGAGATCGCATTTAGCGCTAGAGCTACCGGTGCTGAAACAGCATCGATAGATAGGCTAGCTCCCGCAGCTACTTTAATGCCTGTAGATGAGGTTACCGCAGAAGTTCCCACATAAATAGCATTAGTAGAGTCAGTATTCTGAATAATAA